CAGCTGGAAGTAATCCCCGCTGTCGAAGTCCTGAGCTGTAATGCCAACGCTTGGAACGCTATAGAACGCAGACGGGAACGTAATTGCCTTCGCTGACGTTCCAGAAGTCGTATTGCGCTCTTGCTCTGTACGGCGCTGAACGCTGACCTTGACGCCAAGCTCCTCAATCAACGGGTTTTGAGCAACGTTGCTAGACGTAGCAACAGCCTTGAACTGGAAACCGCGACCGCGCTTCGTGTTGTTGACGAATGGCTCCCACGTTCCATACGTTGGGCTGCCACTTGGGTCGTCATTCGTGCTGCGTACATACAGTTGCACGTCGGTATCGCTCAAATCGTCAGCGTCGATGTCGTTCCAAGAATCAATCAGCTCAGTACGCTCGTCCCAGCTGTCGGATGGCTGGAACGCACGGATCTGAAGCACTGAAAGCAGCTCAACGTCGTACTTCGCCCCAAGATCCAGCGTGCTGGCAAACTGATACTCACCGCTAGACGCCAGGTCGCCAAAGAAATCAAGGCTTGTAACCTCGTCAAAATCGGTGATGTCATCAATCTGTCCGTCAGCCGTTAGAGCAATACCGCCCTCATCTGCGCTGTAGAACATCTGCGTAAATGTTCCGCCAAACGTTGGGTTTTCCGTATAGGTCTGGACCAGCTCTGAATCTTGTGGTTCGGGCAGATCCACCACAACGCTGGGAATACCGGCAGGTGCGGCGTAGTTGCCCAAAGAATCTTTGGCACGAATCAGATAAGTGCCTTCCTTCAGCGGAACCAGCTTGCGGGTGCTGCTGCCGTTGACCGCAGGAACAATATCCTGAGCCCGACCCCAAACAGCATTAGCGTCCGTGTGGGGCGTATGCCTAATCTCAACCGTTCCACCAACACGAACGTCAAGGTCAGTGGATTGCGGCCAGTACAGCTCAGCGGTATGGGCATCAACAGGTGAAATGTTGAGGCTGGCGATGTTGGCAGGCGGTGCAGTTTTGCCAACAGCTGTAAACGTCAGCACAGCAGGCTGTGATCGCTTGCCTGTTGGACCGATGCCAACAACTTCAATCTGATAAGTGCCGACCTTACTGTTCAGCACTTCTAAATCAATAGCTTGCGTGGTTTCACGCTTAAAGTTGCCGTTGTTGACGCTTACCCCAACCTCGTAAGACGTAGATCCAGTTGAAGATTGCCAGTTAATAATCAGCTTTTGCAGGACTGAACCGGCACTTTCATACAGAATCTCACTGCACTGCAGGTTGGTTGGTGCTTCTGGTGGATCGTTGAGGTTGCTGACATCTCTACGCTCCAGAATCTGATTGCGTTCAATGTGGTCGTACTTGCTGTCGTTGTACGCAGAAGCTGTAACGGTGTAAGTGCCTTCGCTGTTTTCAGTGACGGAAATAACACGCCAAGTGCTGAGTTGTAGCTCGCTCCAGCTGATGGAGAATGGCGCTCCTGCTGTAGGGGCAAGGGTTAAAGCAGATCCAGGTGTAACGGTATTGCCAACAATCGTTGAGCCTGCAGCAACTCCTAGGCTGCCGTCAGGCAGGACAACGCTGATACTGAAGCTAGAAGGTGCAGTCGCTCCAAACAACTCTGTGTCACTGGTGCTTAGCTTGATCGACGTTGTTGTTGAACCGCTAGTACAACGACCAGACACAGACTGACCAGCTCGCACTGGATCGGCAATCTTGATTCGATCACCAGGGCGAACCGTAATACCAGCAGCTAGATCAGTGTCAAAAGAAACGACTTCAGTCTCTTCAGCGTTGGTATAAAGCAGCCATTCACCAAGACGACGAGCCTGCCCTTGACTGGTGCAAGCAAAAGCATCGATCGACGTTTTTACATAACCAAACTTCTCAATACCTTTGTTGTCTTCAACCAGCTCGTACTGATAGTTGCGAATATCGTTGTCAAAATACTTGACTGAAACACAGGTGTAGCGTGTCTTTCGACTAGAGCCTGAATAGGTAAAACCAGCCTCGGTAACGTTTGTTTGGTTAAAAATGTAAGTGTAATCTTCTGGTCGATCTTGCGAGAAAGCAAGCGTTCCGGCTTCCCAAAACGGCATTGCCCTGAAGACAGAGCACATCTGATTGATCAATTTGTAAGCGTCTTGCTGCGTCTGAATAACAACGTTGCAGCTGAACCTTGGCTCAACACCACCGTTTAAGTTATCGACGGATTCGTTGCAATACTGGGAAGCAGCGTAAAAACTGTAAATATCTAGGTCAGCTGCTTCAACATGATTGCCAAGTCCATAACGCTTGCTAACCAAAAGATCGTATAAGCACCAAACAGGATCTGAAGTCCAGACTGCAGCTCCAAGCGAGCCGTTAAACGTGCCGGTATATAAAATGCGCCCATCAGATTGAACAGTTCCGTTATGCGGAATCTGAACTTTTAGGCCCCGAAGACGATAAGCACGACGGGGGATCTGAGCAAACTGCTGGGCATTGATCTTGAGACCAAACAATGCGCTGTTTGGATAGCGCGTCTTGTAGTCAGCTCTTTCCGTGTAGTCGTACCAGAAGAAATCACTCTGTTCGTTATCGTCGCCCCCTGATGGAGGAGCGTCTCTGTTTACGCGCTTGACGCGAATGGCAACAGGAAAATCACCAGTAACCTGAAATGAGTGCTTTTTCTGAAAAAGATCATTGGTTCGACCTGTAATTTTAAAATTACTGCCGTTGCTTAGGCTAGAAAACGCACCACCGGCATAAGAGACTTCGATGTCATACTCAATCTCCGCGCCATCAACATCTCCGTTGCTTCTAAAGATCTGAAGAGCGGGTGTTCCGATTGTTACTCGAAACGAATTCGTGTCTGTATCCGTAATTGTGCGAGTAACCGGTGTCGCTTGAGTGACCTTTACACCAACTTGAACTGTTGTCTGATTAAGAACATTTAAGTTCTGCAGGACGGATTGATCTTGTGTGCCATAGCGAAACTCATAAGCAGCGTTAGTTGTAACGTCAAAGTTGTAGTCAGATGCCTGAACGTTTGCAGGATCTGCGTCCTGACGCAACACTTGGGTGTTATCAAAGAAAACATCCTTGAGGGCTGCAACGTTGTAAGTTTCAGTTCCTCGGGTATATCCACTTGCAGATGGAAAACCTTCAATCTCGCCTTCGCAAAGAAGATCAACAACTCTTGCTATCTGGTACGAATTAAGATCATCGTCAGCAACGTTGCCAGAACCGCCAGCGCCAGAGCCACTTTTGCCGCCGCCACCGCCGCCCGCTCCAGCAATCCACTTGTCAGTCATATCAAACCACCTCGGTGTTTAAACCAGCAGAGATCGTAATGCTGCCTGTTATTACTTCACCGTAAACAACAGGAACGACAACGCCAGCCCTAGAGACGTTTTGAACACCGCTAAAGCTAAAGTTTTCGCGTGGATCAGCATCCATTTCTGGAGTTTGCGGAACAGGTGTAAGCATTTGAGCGACCCCTCCCAGAATCAAAGATCCGCCTGCCAGTCCAATCGCAGTCATGCTTTTTAAACCAAATGTGGCTGCAGGAACTGCAAGAGAAACAGCTACTAAAGCAACACCCAAAAGAATTTGCGTTGTGCTTCCGCCTGCACCGCTAATTACAGGTGCAATACGAATAGGCTCTGATCCTGCAACCGGATAACCCATACACTCTGGGTGATCGCCAATAGGCAACTGGTGTTTTCCAACAGACACCGTATATTCGCCTTCACTTAGTACAGGACGAAGATCTGGAAAGTTGGCCAGCAAAAACTTGATGGCTTCACCAGGAGTACGTGCCACAGCCTTGAAGCTGCGCTGACCAAGGTGCTTCGCCAGCTTCCCGTAGACCTTGATTACACGCATCATCTCACTGCCCTCCTCGGTAACGGACGATGCGACCGGTGTTCTTTTGATAATAGCCGCCCCAGATGTCTCGGCTAGACAGGCGGCCCTTCACATGATGCAGAAGCCGTTGCTCGCCTACATACACACCAACATGATTTAAGCCGGGTGAATCGCCTAAACGCATGAACACCAGATCCCCCTCCTGCGGCTGGTTCGTTTCTGCGTCAACAAAACCAGTCTCCTCAAAACAACGCTCGAACATTGGGTTGGCATCAAACGCCATGTTGTCCCTGGGACGATCCCAGTCACGCAGTTCAATACCGCGCTCCTCTTGATACCAGTCCCGTACCAGCGTCCAACAGTCAGATACGCCCCAGGCCCACTGGCGGCCAATCAATGGAGCCTTGTAGCCGTTGGGGTCAATGCTCGTCCACGTTCCAGAGCCTGGATTGCAGATGTACCAGCGCAGTCCAGACTTTTCGCAGCCCATGCGGTCTGCATCGCTGGCAATCGCTAGTGACTTGGGGTGGCTGTGGAATACAGCTGTTACCTCGCCAGCTTCTTCTGCATCCGCATAATCGTCTGGGGACAGCACAAAAAAGTCGCCGTCATCAGACAGGTTTTCACAGCGCCAATAACGTTCACGTCCTTTGACGACAACAACCAGGCCACATGCCTCGCGTGGTGACTCTTCCAACGCATGAGTCAATGCGTCAGCCTTCCATTGCGTCATCCGATGTTCCGACCAAGTGACGGGAATGACCCAAACGGTAGGCCATTTGCATCCGATCCAAACCGCCGCTGACAACTGCTTAATCGCTTACCGCAGGTATCCTCAGGCGGAAGATTAGTGGTCGTTGTAATTGTTGGCTCGTCAGCAATGTAAATGCCGTTCATGTCGATTGAAAGGTTGCCAACATCAGTGACATAAACCTTGAGCTTGCCGTTATTGCCCAGTTGAGCAACGTTGTTGCTAAACCCAGTGGTGCTGGTGATTTGAACAGAAATGCCAACGTCGCTAAGCGTCCCCTGGGGCGTGTTGCGGTAGGGGTTTCCACTATCAACATTCTCAACCAAGTTGACAGTCTCGTTAAGGTTAAAAAGACCAGTTGAGCTGACGAAAGCCACGCTTGGTGGGCTCCAGTTAAACGAACGCCCGCTGTAGTGATCTGCTGGCAAACTTCCTGCAGTAAAGCTGAGATCGACCGTCAAGGTTCGCGTTCCAATCGTGTAGGTTTTGCGGACAGTAGACGTACTGGATGTGTTTGCCGGATCGCCATTGTTAACCTCATAGCCAAATGCTGCTCGACGCCCCACCTCAATGTCTCGTGGATAAAAATCCGTAAACGAAACGGCAGATACAGCACCCCGCTGGTTTGTGTCCTCGCCAGTCCAGATCACAGTTTGAGGATTAGCCTGACGGTCATACATCACTAAGTTGCCGTCGGGTTGCATCTTCAACCTGTACTGACCAGC